TCGACAATAGTACAAATGGCCTTGGCCCGTGCTATTATGAGGAATATGAATGGCGGCCCAGATATTGATATACCTGATGGCCCAGACCGAAACAAACCCGGCGGTAAGACACCCGGAAGAAGTGGAAAACTTCCAATAAATCCAAGAAACGTGTTAGGCGCTGGCGCCAGATTATCTGTTCCTTTAACCTTACTGACCATGTCAGGAAATGCTGGTCAAGACTATCCATTCCCGCAAGAAGGTCCTTACAAAGGTATGGAAATAAATCCATCCACTGGTAGACCTTGGGATAAACCCGATCTTGCTGAATACAACAAAGATCCAGCCGCATATGCCAAAAAAACTCCTGGCCAGGCTGCGGCACCTGCTTCGGCACCTGCTCCTGACACTGCACTTCCATATCTACCAGAAGATGCAACTTCCAAAGAGGCTATGAAGATGCGAGCCGCATCAATAGTACAGATAAAAGAATTGACTTTGGCCCTGGACAAGTTAGACTATAACAAATTAATAATACCAGAAACTGCCAATAAGAACATTGAAATTAGTACTGGAAAGATGAGATTACTAAGAGGAGAAGTTAATGCATTAACTACTTCTTTTAAAAATTTAGATGAAACAGGATTGAGTAAAATAACCAAAGGCATCAATTCATTAAGTGGTGAATTTAAAATATTTAACGAAGGATTTAGTCTTTTTAAGAAACGATTCGAAGAATTGGATCGTACAACTGAAAGAGCGGCTCTAGAAAGCATCGGCGACAAGTTAGATAGGTTAAATACTGCTGCCAATGGAATATTGACAAACACCAAAGAGACAGATTCTAATACTAGAAAACTCCGAGGCAAATCAATAACATAATTTGTGAACACAATCGAGGATTCTGAATGAGTTGGAAAAAATACTTTTCCCCAGTTAACACACAATCAAGCAATGTAAGCCCAATTTCGGGTGTTGGTGGCCGTGCAGGTCCTGCAAAAACAAACTACAGCAGTTATCTTCCTGATGTATACACTGGTAGTCCCAATCGTGTTGAGCGTTACATGCAGTATGATACCATGGACTGGGACAGTGAAGTCAATGCTGCCTTGGACATTCTTGCAGAATTTACCACACAAAAGAACAAAGAAAACGGTACACCTTTTACATTAAAGTTCAAAGGTCGTCCTACTAATTCAGAAATCAAAATTCTCAAAGAGTACTTGCAACAGTGGACTAAACTACAGCAACTAAACAACAGAATGTTTCGTATTGCACGTAATTTGTTCAAATACGGCGACGGATTTTTTATCCGAGATCCTGAAACACAGAAATGGTTTTATGTTGATCCCAGCAAAGTTGTTAAAATTATTGTCAATGAAAGCGAAGGTAAAAAACCTGAACAATATGTTGTGCGCGACATCAACGTAAACTTTCAAGATCTTGTTGTAACACAGATTAGTCCTAACAATCAAAATCAACAACCTGGCGGCGCTGCCTATGTACAAGGTGGCAGTGGCGCAAGAGGTATGACTGGTGCATACCCGCAACAAAGTGGTTCACGTTTCAGCACAAGTCAAAACGAATATGCCATTGATGCCAAACACGTTGTACATATTTCTTTATCAGAAGGACTAGACAACAACTACCCATTTGGTAATAGTCTACTTGAATCAGTATTTAAAGTCTACAAGCAAAAAGAATTGCTTGAAGATGCTATTATTATCTATCGTATCCAACGTGCTCCAGAGCGTAGAATTTTCTACATTGATGTAGGTAACATGCCAAGTCACTTGGCCATGAGTTTTGTTGAGCGTGTCAAAAACGAAATACATCAAAGACGTATTCCTAGTAGCACTGGCGGTGGTAGTGCCATTGACAGCAGTTACAATCCATTGAGTATCAACGAAGATTACTTCTTTCCACAGACAGCAGAAGGTCGTGGCAGTAAAGTTGATACATTACCAGGCGGTACAAATTTAGGTGAAATTGACGACTTGCGTTATTTTACCAACAAGTTAATGCGTGCCTTGCGTATTCCAAGTTCATATCTACCTACTGGTGCGGATGACAGCCAAGCACAGTACAATGATGGCCGCGTAGGCACTGCATTTATTCAAGAATTAAGATTCAATAAGTACTGCGAACGCTTGCAGGGTGCTATGATGGAAACATTCAATACAGAATTTAAACTGTATTTGCACAACAAAGGTGTAAACATTGACTTCAGTTTGTTTGATTTGATGTTCCAAAGTCCACAAAACTTTGCCGCATATCGTCAAGCAGAATTAGATAATCAACGTATCAGTACATTTACACAAATGGCAGCACTGCCGTTTGTCAGCAAACGATTTGCACTAAAACGTTTCTTAGGCATGACTGACGAAGACCTAATGGAAAACGAAAAAATGTGGAAAGAAGAAAACGGTGAAGGTACACCTACAGCAGACTCTGCTGGAGAACTTCGTACAGCAGGTGTTAGCCCAACAAGTATAGATCAAGATGCTGGTGCGGCCGCAGGCACAGAAGAAGCGCCAGCAGACATGGCACCTCCAGCGGAAGACGGCGCCACTCCTGATCCTACTGCACAAGCATAAATATTGATATGATTTTACGAGAACTGTTTTATTTTAATCGCGAAACTGCCGAACCCGAGCAGGATGATCGTTTCATGACTTATCGCGACACTGATGTATTAGATAGTCAAGATACAAGGAAAACACGATTGTCCTTAGGTCAAATCAATGAACTAAGAAGAGCATCAGATCTACATATCAAAGAAACGCAGGCAGAAATGGACTTTATAGCCCGTATGTATGCGGCACCTCCAGCAGAAGCAATTTAAATTTTAAATGAAACGTGCTTTTGTACTGGGCAACGGACGCAGTCGCCTAACAATCAATTGTGAAAAGTTAAAAGAATATGGTACAGTTTACGGATGTAATGCACTGTACAGAGACTTTTTGCCCGATCATTTAATAGCAGTGGATGTAAAAATGGTTCTAGAATTAGTGGAAAACAATGTGCTGGACACGGTACAAGTATACACTAATTTCAATAATAGATTTAAAAATACTCCCAAATTGAATGTGTTTCAACCCAGTAAAGGATGGAGTTCAGGACCTACAGCACTATGGTTAGCCAGTACACATGGCTACGATGAAATATACATTCTAGGCTTTGACTATCAAGGTTTAGAAGGAAATAAAAAAGTTAACAACATCTACTCAGGCACACCTAACTATAAAAAAACACATGAGCCAGCAACGTTTTACGGTAACTGGCTTAGACAAACAGAAGCAGTATTAAAAGAATTTGCTGGTACAAAATATTTTAGAGTAGGATCTGCAGACACATTTGATCCTAACTTTAAAACAGGTAATCTAACCAATATTGACTATAACGCATTTGTTAAACAAATAAATTATTTAAATTGACGATTTTACACCGATATCTACCGGTTTTTGTCAGTGAGAATTAAATACATCGACAGCCTTGCAACTTACACAGGAGGATTAACATGACTGATCGCACACGTTTCGAGCAGATGCTCGAACACCTAATTAACGGTGAACAATCAAAAGCCGAGGAAGTTTTCCACGATTTAGTAGTGGCAAAATCTCGCGAAATTTACGAAAACCTACTTGACGATGACTTTCAAGTAGATGAAACAACAGAAGACGACGTAGAAGAAGATGTAGAAGAAGACGTCGAAGAAAACTTTGATCTAGAAGCAGTAGGTGGAGATCAAGCCGATTCAATGATTGATGCTGTTACAGATGGCGGCATGGACGGCGGCATGGACGATGAAATGTCTATGGGCGACGAAGAAGGTGACGCTCCAGCAACTAAAGATGACGTAATGGACATCAAGGATGCACTAGACGAACTAAGAGCAGAATTTGAAGCAAAGATGGGTGGAAACTCTGACGACATGGACAGCATGGATGATGAAGAAGGTGCTGAAGATGATGGTGAAGAGGAAGAAGGCGACGACGAAGAAAGCGACGACGAAGAGAATCCATTTGCTAAAGAAAGTATGCGTGAATACGTAGAAAAAGTTGCACCAGCAAAAATGGGTGACAACGGTGTTGGTAACAAATCCACAGTAGCAGTTAAGAATCC